AAGCCATATCATTATACGGCGATATATGGTGATCCGGCGGGTAGTGGTATGAATCTTCAATCGGGCCGATCGGATTGGAGTGTATTTGCCGCGAATAATTTACGGGTCACCATTAAGCGTGACGCGGTGACCCGGAATGTAGTCAGTGGAGTATCGCATATGCGAAGTTGGTTTGAGGATGCGGATGGTAAGGCACACTTTTTCATGCATCCGAAGTGCAAGGAGTCGCTCAGTTCATACGAAAACTATCATTACCCGGAGCACAAAGCGGAGCAATCGTTAAGGCATGAGCCGGTCAAGGATGGCCGTGAGCATGCGTGTGATGCGCTCAGATTTATGATAGTTAATCTGTTTCCGATCCGCAATAACAAAGCTGGCATGGTTGATTTCGTGTCATCGATTAGGTGAATATATAGATATGCTTACTATACCAGACCTATCTGAATCTTCTGTCATTTCTGCGCTCAAGCAAACCTTGAACAAGATCGAGGATGCCAGGACTCGCGAGGTGGATTATTTGCTTGACTGGTACGAGGGTACGGAGACAGACCGGTACATTTCCCGTTATTTTGGCCGGGAGACATTAGCCCAGGCCCCTATCATCCAGCAGAATCTAACTAAGCGCGTGGTGTCTATTCGTTCCATGTCTTTCAAGCGCAGCCCCAAACTGACTGTTGGTGATAAGTATCTTGATTCGATCGACAAATTTACTTTGATCTCTCAGCGCAGATTATTAGAACGCCTTACTTTCTTACTTGGCACCATGGCATTCCGTTCCAGGTGGGACGAGATTGAGAATCGGCTCACTTACGAGACAATTTCACATTTTACACCGATATTTTTAGCTGGTGACAGTAAAGACAGGCCGGTAGGCATTTGTTATCCCATAGAATTTTATGGAAATGCCAGGGTTGAGAAGCCACTTTTTGCGATTTGGACTGAAGAAAGGTACGGTGTGCCTGGCAAGCATTATTTGATGGATGAGTTGGGTCACCAGATTAAAGTGAATGAAAACGATATTAATCCATACGGATTGCTGCCAGTGACATTCAGCCACCGGTACCCCCCGATCCGCGACTTTTATGTAGGTAATGCCCAGGACATCGCAGATGTTGACCTGGCGGTCAATGTGGCGCAGTTTGAGCTACAGTTGGCCATCCGGTATGGAGCGATGGGGATAAAGTATGTGACATCAGTTGATTCAGCGAGTGATATCCGCATTGGCAGCGACAAAATTATTTATTTGCCAGAAGGCGCAAACTTTGGAGTAACCAACAGCGGCGGCAGTCTCACAGAAATTGTAGATGCAACCAGGTTCCTGGTTGAATCGGCTTTAAACAATAATCACATTCGCGCGAAGTATGCCCGGTCAGATTCCGGGAATGCGCCGTCGGCGGCCAGTTTAAGCATAATCGAAATGGAAAATGTCGATGAAAGGACAGCAGTGACTGAAGACACCTGGCGGCCGTGGGAGCATCGGAGATTTGCGGTGGATCGCAGGATCATCCAGGTAGAAACTGGCGTAGATGTGGGCGAAGATTATAAAGTTGATTTTCTGGAGCCAAACTATGCTTTAACCCCGGAAAGTGAGATTGCATATTGGGAATGGAAATTCCGACGCGGCTTATCTGAGCCTATTGATTGGTACGACTTTACGAATCCAGATGCAAATGACTCAGATAGACAGCGGTTTATTGAGCGGCAGGAAGCATTAAAAGCCCAGCCGGAACCGCAGAATAATTTACTTAACAGGCTACAAAGTGCTAATAGATCAAGCAGTCAACAGTTATTCGGAAACGATTAATGCTTTTCAGGAAGAACTGATAAGCGGGATTGAAAATGAAGAAGATGAATCAGTCATTGAAGAAGTCCTGGTCATATTGGCCTTACTCAATTTCGGTCGTTTAGTTTATGATGAGGATAACGTTGCTGAGACTATGGGCCTGGTGGCCGGGATCAATACCTACATGGACTTCAGCGATAATTTATTGGATGGTCTGCCGTATTTCGGGAACCCGAGTGAAGTTCAGATTCAGGCACTTAGACGTATCCACCGTAACGCGATCAATGGAGTTACGGTAAATGTTGCAGAGTCTATTCGCAGCAGTGTTTCCCAGGGCATTATCAGCAACCTGGATGGAGATCAAATCCGTGACCTGGTCCGCAACAATCTTAAAATTACGGTACCCAGGATAGACAATATGGTTGGGACTATGCTATCCAATTATGGCCGTGCTGTGGTGCTTACAATGACAGACGGCCTGCCGCCAGGAACGCTTTATAGTTATATCGGGCCCCGTGACAATAAGAACCGGCCGGTATGCAGGCAGTTCTTGGATCAGCAGCCATTAACCAAGGCGCAGATACGCGATATTAAACCAGATGCTTTGGAAAATGCCGGTGGTGCCAACTGCCGTCACTTCTTTATTCCTGAAGATGTTCAAGTTTGACAAGATCCTGGATTTTTCTACAGCGCAGATAAAAAAATACGCTGAAGATGTCAAAGAGCAGCATATTGACCAGATGCGTACAGGGATAGATGCGGATGGCCAGAAGTTTAAGGAATATACCAGGGATTACGCCAGGCGCAAGGCTACCGGCAGGACCGGGAAGACTGGCCAGATCAGTTACGGTATTACACCGCCCAATTATATCCTGACTGGCCAGATGTTTGAAAAGTTCAGGGTCCAGGTGGCAAAAATGCGTAATGACATTCAAATAAAATACGGGATTCGCAAGTCTAAAGCCGGTACCAAGCTGGATGTAAATAACGAAATACGCAGAGTTGCGGAGAATCAAAATTTAGGACCGCTGGTCGAAGAGAAGATCGCGGTTGGCATAGCTGAAATGGTGGCCAGAAACATTTCTAAACAACATGGGGCACCGGTGGTGCTCCATATATAAACCGTTTCTTGTCATCGGTTGGTGTATAGTATGAGAAGCTTAATAACAGGAGGACAGAATGTCCGAAGATAAAGTGCAGAGCGCGCAAATGGCGAGTGAGCAGCCAGCTAATGCTCAAGAGTCGGCAACTAACAGCCAGGATCAGTCAATAGAGCCCAATGTTGGCGAATTGATCGCGGAAAGCAAGAAGTACCGGGCACGAAGTCAAAAAGTGGAAGCTGAGAATGCCAAACTGAAAAAACAGATTGAGGATTCCAGGCAGAAACAACTTGAGGAGCAGCAGGAATGGCAAACGCTGGCTGAAGAGCGGGCGACCAGGATTGCCGAGCTTGAGCCCATTGTGGAAAGTGCGAAACAGCAGGAAACTGCAATGCGCCAAGAGCTTCTTAATGATTTTGAAGAAGAAGATCGTGAAACCTTTGGCGACTTGCCGTTTAGCAAGTTAAAAGCCGTTCACGGTAAAATAATCAGCAGTTCGGAAACTCGCGTGAATGTGGATAATTCCGTGGCCAAGGCACCTACCAATTATGGCGGGTACAACAATATTGTTGAAATGGCCACCAAAAATCCTAAAGAAGCCGAGAAATGGCTGGCTCAGAATATCCCTAACTACAAGCCACGGTAATGACAGAAATAATTGTCAAGCAGAATAAGGAAAAGATCAATGACGGCGGTCACAAGCCGTTTGGCGTTGACCTGGATCCTAAAAAGGAACTGTGTCATGTTACAACCCCGGATAAGGATGCGGATGCCTACTATAAAGGGCAAAAGATGAATTACAATGACTATCTGGGAGAGCTCAAGGGACGCTGTGACCGGGCCGCAAAGGGCAAATCGCCCAGGTCTGTTGGATATTTTGCAGGGATTGGTGAAGGCACGTTAAATAAAAAATAATTAACTCTACTTGAAGGCCCACCAGGGCAGTTGATAGAGAGTAAAAGAATAGGAGTTATTTCATGGCACAAAGTGGCGAAATAACAGATGTCGCTGTAGCGGCTGGTGGTAAGGGTACCGCGGTAGCAGCAGCTATCGTACAGTTCCAAAAAGCCAACGTAATGGCACAATGTATTACAATGCAAGCAGCCCCTCAAGGGAATGCGGTGGTTAGATTCCCGGTTTACACGAAGTGGAGCTCCGGGACTGTTGATCCGACCATGTCGGCAAACGCAGAAGGCGCAGATGCTGCACTCACAGATGTTGAAACAACCGCTGTGGACGTTACACCAATCAGATACGGTCTGTACGCACAGATCACTGATCTATCTTCATTCGTGAATGCGGATGCGGTAATGGTACACGCTGGGCAACTGCTTGGTAATCAACTGGCACGGGTATTCGATGAGAAAATTGCTGCCCTGTTTGACGGATTTTCTAATGAGTCAAATCTGACAACAGATTTAATCCGTATGGATCAAATCTGGGGCGCAGTTGCATCGCTGGAGGAGAATGACGCTCCGAAACCGTATCATTGCGTACTGCATCCTCTCCAAATGTGGGGTGCATTCGGTCTTTCTAAAGAGCTAGGATCTGGAACAGCAGCTATCGTTGCTGATGTTTCACATGGCTCTTTGAATACTGCCAGTAATCCAGTTTCAGACCAATACTATAACAATGGTGTTGTGACGAAACTCGGGCCGATCACATTTTACACATCCAGTGCGGTTAATTCCACATCTGACCAGCATATTGGGGCTATGTTCTCCTCTGACGCTATCGGGTGCGGGTATATTGACCTGGGCGGTAGCATGATCGAGATTAAGTCAGGCCGGGATGAACCCGCGGCATTAACTGAACTCGTTGGGAACGCTTATTTCGCGTCCAGCGAATTGGTTGATGTGTATGGTGTTGAAATCAAGACGGAAACATCTACTTAATCAGTAAATGAACTACGCTGGGGGGTATTCATTGCCCCCCAGCACTAACTGGAGAAAACAAATGCCAGACTTAGAAAAAAAAGTTACCAGATATGAGATCACCAAGCCTAACGGCAAAGTGATTTATCGGTCTGTAGATGCCTGGGATAAAGACGCGAAAAAACGCTATGAATCCAAAGGCTGCAAAGTAAAAGAAGTACGAGAATAGAATTATTGTGATATAGTTAGCAACTTACTGCTCACTCACGGTAGTCAAACCTTAGAGAGGAAGAAAATATGGCAAGTTCAAGACAATTAGCAGTCATCGATGCCCAGAACGCGGCTTTAGGCCAGGGGGGCTCCATTTTAGTTACTGGATCATCCAATGCAGTAACGTGCGCCCAGGGCAACGGGGTTTTCGTTGCAATCCAATTTTTAGAAGACACTACATTTGATACCGGGAATTCTGGATTGATTTCTGCATCCGACCAGCTTTATCCAAGTACACAATATACTGGAACGGATATTGACGCAGACGGCGGTGCTGTAGCAGATAGTGTAACATTTCCACAGGGTATGACTATCTTCGGAAGATGGAGTGGATTTCTTCTTGCAACGGGTAAAGTAATAGCCTATGTAGGCTAATGCTTTCATTAGGATTAAAATTAGCGTCCCATGTTGTCCAGACCGCACGGCTGGCCCGTGATCTATGGAGCAAGGTCAATGACATCTGGGAAAATGAAACACGAAAATGGGAAGACATTGTATAAAATTAATTAGGAGTTAATTATGGCAGCTTTAGGCTCACAAGCAATAGCAGACAGTTATGAACAACTATTACACGTTGACCGGGACGGTGGCGGTAATACAACCACATTGGTGGATGTAAAGGACGGGGACAACGGCACAACATTCGCTCTAAAATTAGCACAGTATCATGCAGAAATTCGTGGGACAGTAGGCACGGGTGCAACTGGAGCAGGAAAACTAAACTTAGCAACTGCTGAATTAACGGTAGTGGACAATGATGTATTAGGAAGAATTGATTTTCTTGCACCATTAGAGTCCAGCGGAACCGATGCAATCCTGGCTGGTGCATCCATATGGGGTGAGGCAGAAGATACTTTTGCGGCTGATAATAATTCTACTGCAATCGTATTCGCCACAAACACATCAGCGGCGGCGGCTGAAAAAATGAGGCTGGATAGTTCAGGGAATTTGGGTCTCGGAACTGCGGCTCCTGCGGCATCCGTACCTATTGGGGGATTCTTTGATAGTGATGGTACAGCGTTGGAAATTAGAAGTGGAGCAACAGATCAAGATGCGGGATTGTTTCTCCGAAGAAGCGATGACTACCTTGGGCTTGATATTTACTTCAATGGTGATATGAATTACCATACTTATTTTGACAACAGGTATGAACTTGCCGATTTTGTTTTCAGGACAGGAACTCGGGATGACTCTGTTGATAAGGAAGTAATGAGGATTGAAGGAGATAATGGCGATGTCACAATATCCGCAGGCGACCTCATCTTCGGTACTGCTGGCAAAGGTATTAGTTTTGCCGCTACAAGTGATGCGGGTGGTATGACAAGCGAGGTTCTGGATGATTATGAGGAAGGGACTTGGACACCTGCTTATACGAGTTCATCGGGGTCTTTCGCAACTATGACAATGGAAGTTATTCAAGCAACATATACCAAAATCGGTAATTTAGTAAAAGCATCGGCATATATCCGCACAGATGATGTAGATGTTACTGGAGCCTCTGGGTCTGTAGTTATAGCTGGATTCCCATTTACCTCAAATGCTTCAGCTTCAATCGCTTCCAGTGGAATAGGATATTCAGCCTCATTTGCGGATGACCATCCTTCTGGAATATGGATGGAGCAAAATTCAACAACCGCAAATTTGACGTATCGGGATGCTGCCGACGGGAGTATTAGTGGTTTAGCACCCGCAGACTTAACGGACGGAACATCTGCTAATGTCAATATCTGCTTATTTACAGTTATATACAATACATAATTCAAGTTCAATTGGATAATTGAATGGAAACGAATAACAAACAAAGGAGCCGATTATGGCATTAGAAAAGAAAATAACTTACGATTATGAAGTGAGAACAGAATACAAACATATTAATGAACGGCAGAAAACCGCCATTATGGAAGATGGTACAGAACTTTCTTCATCGTATCACAGGCGTGTATTAACGCCCGATGCTGATGTATCTGGTGAATCAGATGAAATTAAAGGCATGGCATCTGCATTATGGACGGATGAAGTAAAAGCCGCCTGGGCTGAAAAGCAAACCGCCGATAATCCGGGGGAATAACGGGAAACATGGAAGAGCGACTTAAGCAACTGGAGGCCCGGAAGAAAGCATTGGAGATGGAACTCGGCGAGATCAATTTATTGATTCAGGCATACAAAGACACTATCAAAGCGGAAGCCGAGAAGAAAGCAGATGAAGCCGAATGAGTTTAGAGTATTTGCTGGGCTGATGCTTTTGCTGCTCGGCATTTTCATTCTCACGGTCGTATTAACTGGCTGCGGTGGCGGCTGGGAAGTGGCCGGGTATGAACTTGACAAGATATGAGTGATGCAAGAATTCATCGATATATACTTACAGGCGGGGGCAGCGGGTCTGGTATGCATTCTGTTTGCTTTTATGATAATGAATCTAATACGCAGCCAGCGGGACCAGACCGAGGATCTGGAGCAGATCAAAAAAGATTTAACCAAATTAGCAACTGAAATGTCCAATTCACAAAGTATGGTAATCAAGCTCGTGGATCGCTGGAACACCAGTGACCAGGGTCGCGAGAAGTTTTTCATGGAAACTGTCAAGGAAATAAATGATCTGAGTGATGTGATGATGGAAGTAAAAGGCTCAGTATCCAGGATCAATGGCCGGGGCAGATGAAGATAAACGGCGGCATATCTGTAGGAAACATCATCACCATAGCGATGCTGGCTGTGACCATGGCTGTGTCTTGGGGAGCAATGACTAACAATCTGGCGCAAGTGGAAGAGCAAGTGTCACTCAAGGCCGATAAAGCAGTTGTGGACTTGAATTTTGAATATATAAAGCGTGACCTGGCGGAAATAAAAGAATTAGTGAAAAATAATAACAGGAGAAAGAAATGATAGAGTGGGTACAGGCACATTGGATGGCCGTGGCTGGCAGTATCGTAAGTGTTATCGCACTTGGCTGGCTGCCGTTTACGCGGGTAGTACTGCGCAAAGGTCTTAGTGTAGTCATGTCGGAAGCATTCTTAAAAGAATTGTTTTTCGACCTGGCAGAAAAATATGTTAAATCGACCAAAACCAAACTGGACGACAAATTCTTAACGCAGTTAAAAAACTCGTTTTAGTATTATGTTTGTTTTGCGTTTCATGCGGAAATAATATGCTTGAAAAGAAACAAATGAAAAACGTCATAAATGACGTGCTTCAGAAGATGGGTGAGAAGTATTCATCACCGGAAGCATTGGAGTTGATATACAATACTGGTCTGGTTGAGTCAAAGTATGTTTATTTGATGCAAGTAGGCGGAAATAATGTTGCCCGTGGCCTGTTCCAGTGTGAACCATGGGTTGCTGTAGACGTTATCAAGAACTATCTATCTCACAGGCCAGCATTGATGAAAACAGTTGCCAAAGCATGCAACCTGGATTGGAGATACTTTACCGATCCCCAGGAAGATGACTGGCGATTCATTTTGACAACAAACATAGCAGCACAGATAGTGATGGCGAGACTTCACTACCGGCGTGTACCAAAACGCTTGCCGAAAACATTGGAAGAACAGGCAACTTATTGGAAAGATTTTTACAATACCGCGAAAGGTGCTGGAACACCAACCAAGTTTATGGAAATGGTAAAAAAATATGGATGAAGCGCAGCAGATAGACCATTTAATTAATGTAATGCACCAGCTGCAGGATATGTGTAAGGAATTGAACAAACAAGACAGTTCGCGCCATATGATTATTGGTCTGATGATAGCTATGATTATATCCACACCGGTACCGGACATCACGATTCTTCCTAACAAAAAAACACAATATCATACACAGGTAGGTATAGCATGAGTTACTTAACCGCATTCTGCAACAGCACAACTGACCTCCAGGCGGTTGTAGCGGATATCGACAAATATGACAGGAAGCGTGTGCTTCCTCCGAACTGGGTTGAGTCAGGCACATCTAACCTTTATTATCTATTTAACACTGGATATATATCCCAGCTTTACAAGGATGGTGCCGAGCAGACCAGTGTTTCCGACACGCCAAACGCAAACAACGAATTCGAGTGGGATAGCAATTCTGATAGGCTCCAGTTTTTCATGGGCGGCCTTAGCACATCATCAATGAATTCTACTGTGTTTGAAGCTGGCCAGGACTGGACCACACTCAAGAATACTACCTGTAAAGAACAGGCTTCATTCATCCGCAGTTTTTTAAACGATCGCGCAATCTACAAACGCGGTAATTCTAACTACCAGGGTGCCGAAGACCGCGCCTATGATTATGTTATAATTAAATCCAATGCTATCCTGGCCTGCGCAGACCTTATTCGCTCATATGACGCTGAAAAAGCGGATGAGCTATATGAGTTAGCTATGGGCGAGAACGGGCTTTTAACGCGCATTAAGCGCGGTGATTTCGCATTGTGGCATGAAACTACTAAATCCACTCAGGGCCAGCCGACAATCAGCGAGATTTCGATAAATGGAAGTACGACCGGATATATTGAGGATATTAGAATGATAGCGGGACCCGTATTTACAAGCTATGACCAGGTCATAGTAGAAATTGAAACCGGCGGATCTTTCGTATTGGGCACTGCCAGTCCAGTTTATTATAACGTTTATACAAAAAATGCTACCGGCCTGAAAATGACCAAGATTGTGAATAATAAGCAAGTCAACGGTGATTACCAGTCTCTGGCTTATGGAGCCGACATCAGATTTCAATGTGGTGTTTTTACCGCCGCAGATCAATGGCTGGTCACTTTCCAGAACGATGCAATGCCGGTTGGCAGCGTGTCAACTGGCCAAGTGTACCGGTAGTGTCATCGATACTGGTATAATATAGATGGCTATTACTTATGAAAATGTCATCTACGACCGGGTCATTGATTCGATCCAGACGATTTTGGCCGATGAATTCAGTATCCCGGTGCTTTTTGACGATACGGCAGAACGGGGCAACCAGAGTTTTCTAATTACTCCGGCTGGTGATGATCTGGAAGAACCAGTGGTTACTGGCCAGGTGCGGAATTACACGGTAAGCATTAATTACGAATTGCTATCTGCCGGGAACTACACGAAAAACAGTGTAAAACAGGTTACAGAAATAACTGAAAGACTAAAAAGATTGCTGTACAATAACAGGACATATTCGGTGTCCGGGACAAATAGATTTTACAATGGTTCAGTCAATACCATTGCATATGAACGCGATGAAGATGATCCAGGCATAATACGCAGTATCACTTCATTAACTGTGACAACTATGGAGTTAATATAATGAAATACAAAGCAAAGCCAACTTATAAGGAACTAAAGAACTCAGAAAACTTTGTGTCTCTGGGTGCTGCATCTAAGCATATTTGGCTTATGGAAGGCATGGCTATTGACTTCAATGGTAAAGTCCCAGATAAACTAAAAAAACATATTGAAGAAGTCAAATCGGCATCTAAATCTAAAGGAGAGAAATAATGGCAAGTGCAAATTATCAAGTAACAAGTAATACTAAGGTACTAATTGGTACAGAAGTCACACTGGGAGCGGCTGCTGTTGCGGGTTGTGCAGCAGTTGAAATGCCTGTGACTGAATACAGTTTCACTGATATTGGTTCTGGTGGTCAAACCTTAGATGTCGCACCGTTCAGAGCCGGTGTAGGCGGGCAAACTCAAAGTGATGACATGGTCAAAGCAAGAAGGCATGATAGGATGTATGAAGTTAGTATGACATTCCATTGCACTGACCTGGCTACAAAGCGAGTCTTATTAAACTTATATGAAGATGGTGCAAGTGGCGGTATTTCAGCTTTAATTGGTTCAATGCCAACTACAAGCAAATTTGCTGATGATACTTCAAACGCAATACCTGTTACCATAATAATTGAGAATGGTGGCCATAGCGCACCCGCTGGGGCTGATAAGGATATGGTATTTAGAGCATGTATGTGTACTGGCTTAACTTTTAGTGGCGACCTGGCAAGTAATGGTGGGGTGGTTATGTGTACTGCGACTTTCACTACAGGATATCGGCCAACGGCCACTACCAATATTAACTATACTGTTGCTACTGCTGTCAGCGCACAGCAAACTATGTTTAATATGCATGATCTCACAACTACAAATTTTGCGAGCCAAGATTTAATTTTGCATGGCTTTGAGATTTCAATAGCAAGACCTGTTACAAGGGTATCGTTTAAGGTTGCGCCAAGTTATAATCCTTATGGATACTCTTTAGGGCCATACGAAGTAACAGGAAGTCTTACTTGCAAACGGGATGACCTTGCATTGACGGCATCCGCCGAAGGACAATCCGCTGTAGCTCTGGATTTAGATACTGGTGTATATCAAATATTAGCACCTACCTGTATGAACGATCAGTCATCCGTGAACCTGGAAGAATCTGGGTGGACAATGACCTTGCCGTTTAGGGCAGTATATAGTGGTGCAACGACTGCTACAATCTTTTCATTTGCTGGAGCAGCAGGCGATAGTTAATCAATAAATAACACGAGACAAAATGAAAGTATCCACCGCGCATGGCGATTATACCGTCAATGCAATTTCATTTAAGGATCGGCGTAAACTCCATCGCATGGAGTTAAGCTCAGTTAATGCTGACGAATCCATTAATCAGTCCGGCTTTATGGACATGATGGATTGGGTCATGGAGTTTGCATTTGATGACCCGGAGAAAGTCCTGGGTAAACTTGCAGATCACGAAGTTGACGAAGTTCTTATCGCCGTCTACAACAGTTACAAAGAACCGCCTAAAAAAAAGTAATCAAGGCGCGAGTCGGAATGTGGATGTCCTTCAATAACGCCACCACCCGCGTCCTTGAATTTCCTTACCAGGCCAAGAGCCCAACACTCAAGAAGGTCATTACTTTCGATGAAGCGGAGCTCTGGCGTGAAGTGGATCGTATCCTGGCAGAAGACACTGAGCGTAAATACACGGTTGGCACCAACCTGTATTATAATATGCTGCTTTGCAGTAATGTGAATTACTGGCTGGACCAGGACACCCAGTTATACCTGGAAGAATTCATGGCCATGAAACAATTTAATATTCCACTTTCCAGCAATATAGACGACACAGACTACCACCGATTTGTCATCTTTTCTGGTATTTATGAAGAGTATAATGCATGTATAGAAGCACAACAAAAAAAGAAAAGTAATGGCTGAAGACCGCAGATTCATTATAGAGATACGCTCCAAAGGCTTTCAGAAAGCCAAACGCAACCTGGTCCAGGTTAAACAGGATGCAGATAAACTGGCCGCATCCACTAAAGTTGCCGCTGCCCAGACCAGGTCCCATGTAGCTGCAATGAATAATGCATCCGGCGCGGGAGCCACATTCCGGCGTGAGATGTCCGCACTGCGTAATAACATGCTCCTATATACATTTGCTATTGGCGGTGCTGTAGTAGCCGTAGGAAACCTGGTAAGCGCATTTGCCGATGCCCAGGATACCACTAACCGTTTTAGATCCGTATTCAAGGAATTAGCCCCGGAAGCAGAAGCATTTGCAGCATCATTTGGTGAGAAGTTTGGCTTCGCCAGGACCGAAGTGATGAAAATGATGGAAACATTCCAGGGCCTGTTTGTGCCACTGGGATTCAGCCGTGAAGCCGCTGCCGGTCTATCTGAGGCCATGGTCAAGCTGTCCATGGATGTGGGGTCATTCCGTGATGTAGATCCGACCCAGGTAGCACAAATGTTTACCAGTGCCTTGATTGGCAACCATGAAGCAGTCCGACGGCTCAATATCCAATTAACTGAAAACAGTGTCAAGAACGCTGCGGTTAATAACGGTTTCGCACTTTCTAAAAATCTAGTTTCTGACCAGGCTAAAGTCCTGGGCCGCTTTACAGAAATGCTGCGTCAATCTAACGATGCCATTGGTGATGGTGTCAGGACCTATGATGATTATAATAACCGTGTCCGCAGACTGAATCAGCAATTTTTTGAGTTGCGACAGAATGTAGGTGAAGCTTTATTACCAACAGCAGAATTAGGTGTTAAACTAGCTGAAGATGCGTTGCAGACCAATGTGCTCCGTAATACACTAGGCACACTTATATTTACAACCGGAGTATATAGAGCCGCCACGGCAGGAGCAGCAGCAGCCACAGCGTATTTAGCTTCTGGTACTATAGGATTAAGAGCAGCACTTGGTGCCTTAATACCAGGCGCGGGTACAGTGATAGCAATATTTACAGTACTTGCTGGTGGTCTTACAATACTTTCCAACAAATTAAAGGAAGCACAAGAGCAAACAAAGAAAATGGCTCAAGAAGAGCAAGATTTACAAGCTCTGGTTAAAAAGCTAAATGAAGATTTAAATATTAAAGCGCAACACCTGAAGATGGTTGCTGAACTCAGTGCAGAATTACTCGAAGCGCAGGAAAAGCGAATAAAAAAGCTTACTATTGAAGCATTAACAGTTGGCGAAAATAATCGCCTTATTAAAGAAATGATTAAGGCGAGGATTGACGAAAATCGACAACTAACTGAAACCGAGATCCAGTTAATTTCTGTAATCATGCAGCGCAAAGCAGATGCAGAAGCTGCGAAAGACCAAGCCCAGGCACTTAAAACATTGCGTGATGAATTAAATCAGTTAAGAATCACCAACCAGGCATTCATTGTTGGACAAATCGCTGGTGATCCAATGTGGGAACAATTAGAAAACATTAGGTCGAATACTATCGAAAAGATGGTGAGTGCTATGGGAGCACTTGGCGGTGAAACGGAAAGTTTTCGCAAACTATTATCCGATAAAAAACTTTCAACCATACTGAGATTAAATTTTGATGTATATGAAAACGCAGTAGAAGGAAGCGCATCAGCATTACGGGCATTCCAGATAGATGCAGCTAAGGCAGCATTGGCTGCTATAGAAACATCCAAAAGCTTTGATAAGACTGCTCAAGATTCTCAGAAAATGGCTACTTCGATCCTAAGCGCAGCAAATGCAGTAAAGTCATTAACAGGAGAATTCAAGACATCTCAAGACGCTGCCAGGGCATTCTTGAGTGTTGCAGGGTATTTAATTGGTGTGTCCAACCCGGCATTGGGAGCAGCCTTACAGGTAGGATCAATGCTGTTTGGACACACTGGCGGCCTAATTAAAAACAATGGTATCCAACGCTTTGCCCAGGGTGGTACTGTACGCGGCCAGGACAATGTGCCCATCATGGCCCAGGCCGGTGAGTTTATTATGCGCCGGGATGCTGTACGGAATATCGGAGTGCAGAACTTAGCCGAGATGAACCGCAGTGGATCAAGTGGCGGTGTAACTGTCAATATCCAGGGTAATATGATTGGCAACGAATCATTTGTTCGTGATACCTTAATCCCAGAAATAACCAGAGCACAAAGGATGAACCTTGCGTAATGGCCTTTGGCGACTCACTAAAATTTGGGAATATTCAAGAAAACTGGCTGTTCAAGTTCG